TGGAAAGCTTTAGAGACATATATAGGTTTCTCTGATATACCTCAATTAGTATATAGTGATAGTGGATCGTATATTACAGATTTTTTCCCAACAATGAACATTGCGTTTGAAGAAAATGATATTGTTAATTTAGCTCCATTAATTAGAATATTTGCAACATTAAAACTAGTTAACCCTAATTTAACGAGGGATGATTTCTTTAACCTTAATGATGCTTATTTATTAAATTGTTTAACATATACTAACAATGTAATTAGTGTGTTGATGCCAAGTGTTAGAACCGAACTCCCAACTGTCTTTATTGACCAAGAAACTAAAACTGTGAGAGCTCCACTTGAAGCTGAATTCACAGAACAAACCAGAGGTGAACTTTGGGAGACGTTCAAAGCATTAAATGATGCTTGGATTGCTGGATTCGATTTAAGTAATAAGACATTATTTGAAGACGTAATGTTGGTCGATAGAGCGAGTAGAGATGTGGGGGATAAGATATATGTTGATATATTCAAGATAAAAGATTTAGTTGAATCATATTCATATAAGAATTCATTATTAGATACTATTGAAACTATAGTTAAAACTAATAACTTCCAGTCCTTCATGTTACCATCTTATGTAAATTTTTACAATGTACAGGATGCTGAGAAAAACGCAATACCAAAACCTGACGGTTCTTTAGAATTTGCAAATAGTTTATTTGGTACGTTCTTAAATGTTGATTATAGAAATAGTTCACCAAAATATCTTTGTATGTATGTTTCTAAACCAAGTGAACATTTGAACATGAATGATAATGTTGATTATAGATTTAGAGATGACGCATTTGATTTAAGAAGGTCTAGTGACAATCCATTAATTGAGAGTCAACAAGGTAAGACGGATTGGGCAAGATCAAATAAGGTGGTTGGATTTAATGTGGATATTACACAACAAAATCAACAGATCTTTAAACAATTAGATTTAAATCAAGATCCGGGTAAACCAACATCAGAGTCATTGGAAGCATTGAATCAAATGGCAAACCAAGGCAGAAATAGGGGGACAACAACACAGAACGTATCTCTATATAACTTATATAAAAATAGAAGTTATGAATGTTCTATCGATATGATGGGTAATGCATTAATGCAACCTACAATGTATTTTAATTTAAGAAACATTCCGATGTTCTCGGGGCCATATTTAGTTACAAAAGTTGCTCACAGAATAAGTGAAGACGGGTTTGATACGACAATCACTGGAACTAGACAATCATTTAGTAGTTTACCTAAAGTGGATGGATTCATACAATCACTTAATATTAATATTCTGAATACAATCCAACAGAAAATTAAAGAACAGGAGACCAAATTGTTATCCGACCCAAATAACATCATCACACAAAAAACTCAAGTATTACAAAATGTGTCGGGTACTGATCAACTTTCTGGTACTCAAGATTGTGGTGAGTTAATTAACCCAAGGTATTTAAACTTTACGCCTATTGAAACACCAGTTAGAACAACACAAAGTTTGAATGTGTTGTTTAAAACTATCAAAGACAAATACGTTGCCGATGGATATACCGGAGGTACAAGTCCTGATTTACTATACTATTCGCTAATTGCATACACATACATTTATGTTGACTCAGTTAATAACTCTGGTGGTATATCAGCGTTTGAGAATAACTATAGTACATTTGATTTGAAAGAATATTATAGTGATTCTTTTGCTCTTACCATACAAAGAAACTTTGTATGTATTAACAGAGGTCAAAATGAAACGAATATTCCTATAGCGTCATTTGCAACGTTTGATGATTTCATTAATTACGTCAAAAGCGTGATACCACCTATTAAATCACAATTTGTTTCAGATATAAATTTATCTGGTGTTGATAACAATGCGGTACTATTATCTCTTGCTAAGAATTACGTATTAAAATACCCAATACAAAGAAACCCAAATGTGTGGTCGGGATTAGATGATTCGCAAAGAGCGGTTCTTATCGATAAATTTAGATTAGCGGTAAACTCATTCTTCAGTATTAGTAACATCCAAACAGATCAAGGAATAACTTTCTAATAAACTAGATATTTATATAAAAAAAACGAAAATGAACACAAAACTAATATTAGATAACTACTTGGGAAAAAACACAAGAGTTTCTGAAAAAGACATGGGTGATGGTACTAAACAAGTTTGTGATTTAGACACAGGAGATTGTTATACCGTTAGAATGAAAGACGGTTTGATAGAAAGAGTGGATAATACCATGAAAACATTCAAAAAAATTCAAGTTGAAACTAGCCAAGGCATAAAAACATTATTGAACGGATAAAATGAGTATTGATCAGAAAATATTAAAAGAATTAGATAGATACAATCGTATCAATAAGTATATTATGGAACAAGCCGAACCACTTCCACCAGCAGATCCGTTAGCGGCACCTGCAGATCCGGGAGCATTACCTGCAGCACCTGCAGATCCTGCGGCGGCAGCTACTCCACCAGCTCCACCAGCTCCACCGGCAGAAGAAGGAAAACCTGTTGATGTTGCCACAGATCCTGATGTTGAAGAAATTGGAGGTGAAGATGAGGAAGTTGAGGAATTAGATATCACCGATTTGGTAGATACTCAATCATCAATTGCGGACAAACAAGAAGAATACTTTAATAATCTTTTTGACCAATTAAACAAAATGCAAGAAAAACTTGGTGAGATGGATCAAATTGTTGGTAAGATTGATTCATTAGAGGCTAAGGTTGACAAGATGAGACCTAAAACGGCTCAAGAAAAATTAGAACTAAGATCTTTAGATTCAGGACCATTCAAACAAAAATTATCTGATTTCTTTCAAGATAAAATGGAAGACATGGAAAAAACAGGAAAAGAATATGTCTTAACTGCTGATGATGTTGAAAACTACACACCTAGAAATATTGAAGATTCTTTTGATGAATATTTACCTAAGGCGACAGATTTTACAAAATAATAAAAAGGGTCTCGAATGAGACCTTTTTTTATTTGACAATACTACTTTTTACAATTATATTTCCTACATAAACTTTAAATTAATATTAAATGGCGACAAATGTTTTAGATGCAGTTTTGGCACAGTATGAGAGCTCAAAACAAAGTGGTACTTCTTCCACTTCAAAAATGTCACAAGAAGAAAGAATGAAAAAGTACTTTGCGGCAATCCTCAAAGATACTGAAAAACAAGGACAACGAAAAATTCGTATCCTACCTACAACCGACGGGTCTTCACCTTTCAAGGAAGTGTGGTTCCACGAAGTATTTGTTGATGGTAAATGGCAAAAATTTTACGATCCAGGAAAAAATGACAATGAGCGTTCACCTTTGAATGAGGTTTACGAGGAACTTATGTCAACAGGAAAAGAATCGGACAAACAATTAGCAATACAATATAGATCTCGTAAGTTTTATATTGTAAAAGTTGTTGACCGTGAACACGAAGAAGACGGAGTTAAGTTTTGGAGATTCAAACACAACTACAAACAAGAAGGAATCCTTGATAAAATCATTCCAATATGGAAAGCTAAAGGTGATGTTACCGATCCTGACAAAGGTCGTGATTTGATCCTTGAGTTAACAAAGGCAAAAACTCCTAAAGGAGCGACCTACACGGTAATCCAAACAGTAATGTATGATGATCCGACACCAATCTCTGAAAACGAAAACCAAATGTCAGATTGGGTTGGAGATGAATTGACTTGGGAGGATGTGTATTCTAAAAAACCTGTTGAGTATCTTGAGGCAATTGCTCGTGGTGAAACTCCACGTTGGGATTCCGAAAAAGGAGCTTACGCTTACTCAAATAACGAATCTTCTGATGTTTCTATGGGTGGAACTCCATCGCCTAAATCAATCAACGAAGTTGAGGATCCACAATCTAACACCGAGGTAGACGAAGATTTACCATTCTAATTTATTAACAAAATATATGAACGGGAGCAGTTTATTGTTCCCGTTTTTTTATTTATATTTTATATAGAAAAACAAAAAATATGGCACTGAAAAAAAACGATTTTAGTGCGTTGAAGAAAAAATTCTCTTCAGACGCAAAATATAAACCACAAAGATTTTTTGATCTTGGTTCCGAATTCTTGGATGCGGTAGGTTTACCTGGACCCGCAATTGGTCACCTTAATATGTTATTGGGTCACTCCGATACTGGTAAAACAACAGCACTTATTAAAACTGCGGTCGATGCTCAAAAGAAAGAAATACTTCCTGTTTTTATTATTACAGAACAAAAATGGTCTTTTGAACACTCAAAAATAATGGGGTTTGAATGTGAGGAAGTAGTTGATGAAGAAACGGGTGAATTAACTTGGGATGGATTCTTCTTGTTTAATAACAACTTCAGTTATATTGAACAAATCACAGATTACATCAATGATCTATTGGACGCACAAGAAAAAGGTGAGTTAGATTATTCACTTTGTATTATGTGGGATTCAGTAGGATCAGTTCCTTGTAAAATGACTTACGAAGGTAAAGGAGGTAAACAACACAACGCATCCACATTGGCGGATAAAATTGGTATGGGTATTAACCAACGTATTTCAGGATCTCGT